AGATAAGGCGCTTGGTAGGTTGTCGGCGGTAGGCTTGGTCAGAGTGTATGAAGCACAGGGAAGACCGTACCTACAATTGGTAACTTGGGCGGATCATCAGAGAATTCGTAATCAAAAGAGTAAGTATCCCGGATTTTCAGAGGATTGCGAATTGCTGACATTTGACAGCAAAGGACAGCAGATAAAAACATCAGACAACAAATGTGTCCGTAATCCAATCCAATCCGAATCCAAATCCGAATCGGAAACCAATACAAATATATGCTCCAAGCAGACAGTAGCTGCGGAGCCGCCGGTAATAGGTATCATGATGAATACTGGTGAAGAATACCCGATTACGCAGAGCTATGTTCTTGAACTCGCAGAATTATATCCTGCTGTTGATATTATGCAGGAACTAAGAGCGATGAAAGGCTGGTGTGATGCTAATCCAAGGAAACGGAAAACAGCGGGAGGAATGAAACGATTTATCAATGCTTGGATTTCAAAAGTTCAGAACAGGGGAGGCACACCGGGATATGCACAATCTTATAATCAGGCGACAGGCGGCTCAAAGGTAGAACAGTTTGCACAGGGAGCAAGGGAGTGGGCGAATGGATAAACAGCAATTCGCCACATTGGCAATCGGAATTAAATCCGCATATCCAGCCTCAAAGATACTAGAAGATAAAGCTTCAATGGACTTTTGGTATATGGCGCTTAAAGACATTCCGTATGAAATTGCGGAGAATGCAGTCATGGAGCATATTTGCACAAATGTTTTTCCACCCAATATAGCTGAAATAAGGAAACTGTGTATGGAAAGGTGCAAGCCCAAAATCCTGAGTTTTGATGAAGCTTGGGGAGTGGTACAAAAAGCTATGGCAGATTACGGATGGTATCATCCGCAGGAAGCATTCGCAATAATGGACGAACTGACATTGTCGGTGGTCAAAAATTTGGGATGGAGCAGGCTGTGCCAGAGCGAAAATCCAACTGCGGAAAGGGCGAACTTCCGAGAGGCATATATGAGAAAAGCTGCGGAGGCACAAAATACAAATTCGCTTCCGGATTTCGTCGCACAGAACAAGGCATTACTGCAACAACATTATGTACCGGCGATAGAAAAGAAAGAAGTGCCAAAGATAGAAAGTGAAGATAAACCAGAACCGGTGCAGCTTACAGAAGAACAGCTGGAAGAAAGAAAACGAATGTTTGAGGAGGCAAAAAGGAGGATTTTAGGTGGCAAAGCATAGTGAAACTATACAGGGGACTGAAAAGGAATTTTTAGACGAATTTCAAAAACTCTGTTATTCACGAAGTTCTTGGCAGGTGTGGGCCGACTTGATGGCAGCTATGGCATGTTCAATCAGCAATGTGGCTGACAGAAGCCCGGAGCATTATGAGAGCAGAGAAAAAGAATATGCACAATGCATAGAGAGACTTGGTTCTGTGGAAGTTCCTGCAAAAATGCTTGCAATCATTGTTGAAGCCTTAGAAAGAAATCCAGAACAGGATTTTCTTGGGGCTATGTATATGCAGTTAAATCTAGGAAATCACTGGAAAGGACAGTTTTTCACACCGTATTGCGTATGCAAGATGATGTCTGAAATAACCTGCGAGGATGTTGACAGCCATATCGAGAAGCAAGGGTATTTATCTATATGCGATCCTGCCTGCGGAGCAGGTGCAACATTGATAGCTGCCGCAAATACTATGAAGAAATGCAAACATAATTTTCAAAATCATGTGGTTTTTGTTGCACAGGACATAGACAGAATAACTGGGATGATGTGTTACATACAGCTTTCACTTTTGGGATGTGCAGGATATGTGTGTATAGCAAATACGATTACAAATCCTTTGACGGGGCATGTACTGTTCCCTAATGAAAAAGATGGACAGGAACTCTGGTATATGCCAATGTTTCAAAATCAAATATGGACATGGAGAAGATTGTTCCAGTCAATGGGCGGTCTTGGTGGAACTGCAACCACCGAAAAAACAGTGGAAAAAGAGCACTTTTATATGTTTTTCGATTTCGATAAAAAGGAGGAAGCCTATGGAAACAGGTAGAAATGTAATGCACTACGCATTAGGAGATAATCAAGATTACGAACACGAATGGAGCAAAGCTGTTCTTGAGTATCTGGAAAACGGATATTCTTCGGAAGATAGCAAGAGCGAAGTTGAGGTAGGGAATACTACCTACAAGATATTAAAGAGAGAGAAAGTAACCGCATTCTATGACGCTGACGGTAACACATTGTTTGATATAGAGAACGACAGATTAAAAGAAGAATATGAGGCTATGGAAAGCCAGGATGAAACAGAGCCGAAGTCAGAGATTGGAAGAGCCATTGCAGGGATTGAGAAACAGGCATTTGAGCAGGCGGTTGATAACAATATAGGTACAGATGAAATGATTCCAATGGGAACAGCAAGCCTTGAAGAAATTGCGAAGGGAATTCCGGCGCCTACACCAGAGGAAGTTGAAACAGCAAAGAAAAATAACAGTTCTGTTTATATCGGAGTTGTTGGAGCAGTTACGAAGTTGCAGGAGGAATTGAAAAAGGCTAAGGATAAAGCTTTTGCAGATCCAATAATCAAACATCTGATTGAAAGGTGCAGGGAATCAGAAAGTCTTGCTTCGGATGTATGCCAAGACCATAAGACATGGGAGAAGTGCTACAAATACATTTACGAGCAGGCAAGAAAGCAGGCGAAAGGTAGTAGCTGTGCAGTTCTTGATGATGTGGTTTATGAATGGGCTGAGGACTATTTCCATAAAGATGATAAGGCTGAGGAGGATAAAAAAGCTAAAGAAGCTGCGGAGAGAGAAAAGAAGCAGAAAGCTGATCAGCAGAAGCGTCTGGACGGCATGAAGAAGCGCGCAGAGAAAAAGGCGAAGGCGGTTGAAAAAGATAAGGCAGCCCAAGAAGCTCCAAAGCCGGAAGCAAAGGCGGAAAAACCAAAGAAAGAGCCAGAGAAGAAAGAAACTCCTAAGAAGAGGTCGAATGAACTTGAAGGGCAGATGGATCTGTTCTCAATGATGGGGCTGTAAGGAGGGATGTACGATGGAAAAAAGAAAGCTGTCTGCATTGCCTAGACCCGAGGCAACAGCAGAAATGGTTGAAATGGCAGATAGACTGGACGGAATGGAGCACATTGTGACTGCGGAGCTGGTTGATGATAACAAAATACTGCTTCTGAATTTCTATGAGGTGTCGAAGCTCAAAAAAGGAAAAACGGAAGCAGCATTTAGGACATTTCTGTCGAGTGATGATTATATCACGCAGGACCTGTCACAGTCAAAGGTTAAATGGCTTACAGCTGCATTTGATAATATGCAGGGTTTCCGGCTGTGGGAGTACAAATGGGATCAAAAAACATGGAAAAGCGAACACATTCCAAAGGTGTTTATCTGGACAGCAGAGGACAAGGGCATCATGGAGAGCTTTTTCAAGGCTTACCGCAAAGACACTGACGAGAACGTATGGAATGCTATTGACAGATTCCAGGACAAGGTCAAGGCAGAACGACTGGAAGAGAAACACAGAAAAGTCCTTGCACCGATTGATCTGCGGATGGAGCCGATAGGAGAGCCTTCACAGGATTTTACCGACTGGGTATGGGAGCATGGCATGAGTTTCAGTCGGTACGGAATTTATAAAGAGACATCCAAGGGAAAGGCTGAATTTGAGTGTACACGTTGCCAGAAGACAGGAATCGTTGACCGGAGCAGGATAAGACTTCGGAACAATGAAAAGGGGGAATGTCCTTTCTGCGGAAGCAGAGTGACATATAAGGCAAGAGGGAAAATGCCATGCCAGATAGTAGATGAAAGATGGTTCATATATGTGGATCGGCAGGAGGAAGGTTTTTTACTCCGGTACTTCAAAGCATGGAGACACATAAAGAATGACGCAATGATAGCAGGCAGCATATGTAAGAAACGCATTGAAGAAACCATGCATGAGTACAGCCGCTGTTTCTGCACATTCTTCGGTGAAAAGCTGATGAAAGAAAGCTATGAATGGGGAGTGTATCACCAGAAAGGGAATTCTCGCTGGATTCCGGATGAGGGAAATATTGATTGTATGGAATCTATACTCTATCCGGGAAATCTTCCACAGGCATGGGAGCACACACCGATGAAGTATTCCGCACTGGAAATTCTAGCACAGAACATCCCGACCACAGCGTTCAGATATGAGGATGCCCTTGATGTTTATCTGAAATTCCCGAAGCTAGAGTGGTTCTGCAAAATGGGCTTGAACCAGCTGGCAAAGGATGTGGTAAGAGGCTACAACTACAGCGGGAACATGACGGGGAAGGTCAATTATAAGGCTGACACCATCTACGAAATCTTAGGGCTGAATAAGGTCAATACGAGGACACTACAGGCAATAGACGGCAATCATTACGAACTCCGACTGTTGCAGGTGGCACAGCAACTTGATATCCAGATGAAGCCGGAGCAGTTAAAGGAATTTTACGAAACCTTTGAATGCAACACAGATCTTCTGAAGGAGAAAAACAGAAGGGTATCGCTCCATAAGCTCTGCCGGTACATAGACAAGGAAAGTGAGAGATACCCGATCGGAGAAAAGAATGCTTGCATGTGGGGCTATTCCTACAACAGGTACAAAGAGAGAACAGATCCACGAATAGAGAGAAAACAGAATATGGCACATGACTGGCTTGAGTATATAGGATGGTGCCGGGAGCTGAAATACGATCTGGATAACAAGTTTATCTACATGCCAAACAATTTCAAAAAGGTACATGATAGAACTGCGGAAGAATATAAGGCATTGCAAGATAAAAAAGCTGCAGCTGAAAAGAAACGCAGAGAGAAACTTGCCGCCAAGAAAATGGCCGAGACAAAAAAAGCGATGGAAGAGATATTTAGCAGAAATGATGGGGTAGATGCTTTCCAGATAAAGGGAAAAGGCTTGATACTGGTGGTACCTCAGAGTGGAGATGAAATCCGTAAGGAGGGCGAGGCTTTGCATCATTGTGTCGGAGGATATGTCGATAGAGTGGCAAGAGGAGAGACAAATATTTTCTTCATCAGAAAAGCAGATCATCCAGAGAAATCTTATTTCACTATGGAATGGAGAAATAACAAAATTATTCAGTGCAGAGGCTTTAAAAACTGCGGAATGCCGGCAGACGTTCAAGCCTTTGTAAAAGTATTTGAAAAGAAAATGAATGAAGCTATACAAGGCGACAACAAGAAGAATGCCAAAAGAAAGGCGGGATGATAAATGGCAGACAATCAGAGACACAGAATAAAGAATTTACTTCAGAAGCTCAATGACGAGGATAGAAATTCCCTCTGTTGCTTATTAGTGAAAGCTGGCTATGCGGTAAGGATTGGCAAAGAGCGACCAGGAGGAAAAGGACAGACAATGTACTTCGTGGAGTATTGGGTGGAGGGAGATGATACAAATGCTGAAACAGGTAACTAGCTTGATAATACCGAAGTTTATTGCAAGGAAACCCAAAATCAAGCACGGAACATACAACAAGTATGGCTTTGTTATTACGCTTCATCAGTATTGTATCTGTCCTAGATGTAACCATATCCTCAATGCCGGTCCAGATTATCAGCCGGATTATTGTAGTAAGTGCGGACAGCATGTTAATTGTTCAGATGTTCCATGGGAAGAGGAAGTTCAGCTTGGATATGTCAGAAAGGAGGAACGCTGTGAATAAATCAAAAATTGAGTGGTGTGATCACACATGGAATCCTATTACCGGATGCCGGCACAATTGCTCATACTGTTACGCAAAAAGAATGACAGCAAGATTTGCGGGAGATGTAAGACTGAATCTAATGGCGAAGAAAGATTACTCAACAGAGCCTGCGGCAGATAACTCAGAAAATGTATTCATTCTGGATAAACCTATGCTAAATGAAACGGGAAATACATTGGTTTATCCATTTGGATTTGAACCTACATATCACAAGTACCGCATGGATTATCCGGAAAAGCTAAAAATGGGAAATAACATTTTTGTTGGAGCAATGGCTGACATATTTGGGAAATGGGTTCCAGGCGAATGGATCAGAGATGTAATGGAAACCTGTTTGGATAACCCAATTCACAATTACCTGTTTCTCACCAAGAATCCGGAGAGATATACGGAAGTTGGAGTGCCGGCGGGACTGGAAAATATGTGGTACGGAACAACCATTACCTGTGATGCGGATGCTGACAGATTTAATTATCTTCCTGCTGGATGCAATACGTTTGTCAGCATTGAACCACTAATGGGGGACATTGTTTCTAAGCATAATGTGATGTTTCGACAGATTGATTGGATAATCATCGGAGCAGAGACGGGACGTAACAAAAATAAAATAGTGCCAGAACTGCAATGGATAAAAGATATCGTTGTAAAAGCTGATTATAATTCAGTGCCAGTTTTCATGAAAGACAGTTTGGTTCCGATTGTCGGGGAAGAAAATATGCGCCGAGAATTTCCAAAGCAGCTGCAACATTCAGAGATTAGCCCGAAGCTGAAAGCAAAGTTGTTTGATGGCTGTGCATCATGCAAGGCTCATTTGAGAAAAAGCGAAATGATAACCCTGCTGGCAAGGTCAAAAAGAGGCGAACAGCCCAAACAATTCGGGTTTATGTGCAGGGATTGCTTCAAGGAGTTTTGCAAAGGCCTTGGATTAGATATACCGGAGCTTATTGGATTGGCAGAGAGCGTAACGATAGGTCCAGGTGATGAAGATGAGTAAATGGAACGCAAACAGAGAGGGCTATGCTGACAATACCGCCAGCATAGCAATCCAGAGAGTGTCAAAAGAAGAAAGGAAGAACGATATGGCAAAGAGAAGCTGCAGACGAACAACTGACGAGAATGCTATTCACAATAAGGCTGTAAAGATAAGAAAAATGACAGATGAGCAGCTGGTACATTACGTTGAGGACAGAGTGGAAAAGGCGAGAAGTGAAGGCTTTAATTGTGGAAAAACACAGGCACCCAAACATAAAACTGTGGATATTACAGGAATTATCGAGGAAATTAGCTCTGTGAAAGGAATTGGAGCAACTAAATTGGCTGATATAAAAGCTATTCTTGAAAAACATCTGGAGGTGAGAACTGATGCCTGATCCTCGAAGACAGCTTGTTGGCAGGAGAAGCAAAGCATCCGGAGAGACATTCGAGAGGTGGATTTCAAATGCGTGTGAATTCTATCTGCAAAACGGATGGGCTCACATAGAAAAGACACCAGAGCCATTTCATATCACAGGCAAGGATAGGGATGGAACTGTCAAAGGATATTACGAGAAGAAAGGACAGCCTGATTACAAAGGAATCCTCTGTGATGGAACTGGGATTATGTTTGAAGCGAAGCATACTGACGGTGACAGAATCAGACAAAATGTTGTGACAGATACGCAATGGGAGAGCTTGGACATATACGAGAAGTTCGGTGCTCATTGTTATGTGATGGTATCGCTAGGGCTAACAAAATTCTATAGAGTGCCATGGGCGACTTGGAAGAAAATGAAAGAATTGTTTTGCCACAAATTTATGACAGAACAGGAACTGGAGCCTTATAGGTTGCAGGAAAAACAATGCACGATTCTTATTTTGGAAGGAGTGGAATTGAAAGATGAAAATACAGAAAACGGAGCTTGCAACAAAGCTTAATCAGATTAAGGGGGTTGTTCCCAAAAAGACAACAATGCCTATCTTACAGGGGATTTTGGTAAAGGAAGGGTATTTAATCGCCAACAACTTAGAAATGACCGTTAAGGCGAAGTTAGAGGGCACAGAGGGAGAATGCTTTATTATTCCAGAGAGAGCCTTTGACCTTATCAATAATCTGCCAGACGGCGAAGTAGATATTTCTGTTTCAAATGGCAATACAATGACGATAAGAGCAGACAAAATCAAAAATAAGTATCAGACAATGGATCCGGAACCATTTCCGGTAGCGGATATTGATGGAGAGGGTAGTGAGTTTACACTTAAAGCGGGACAATTACTGGAATCCGTAAAAAGAGTTTCTTATGCAATTCCTCAACAGGGAGGAAATGCCACTATGTCAACTATGTGTCTGCAGGCTAAGGACGGACAGTTGAATTTCGTAGGACTTGATGGACATGTCCTTGCATGGGACAAGATTGATTATGACGGAGAATTCGAGCTGCTTATTCCAAAGAATACTATAGATAAGCTGAAGACACTCGGATTAACCGGAGAGGTAAGAATTAGACATAGTAATGCAATGGCTATATTTGCAACGGAGGATTTTGAAATATGCACAAGACTTGTACAGGGAGAATATTACAAATATCAGAATATGTTTAAAGAACTGCCACTACATACTGTAATATCTCGCAAAGAGCTTCTGGATGCAATGGTACGAGCCAAAATGTGTACTGCTGAAAAATGCCCCGTTAAATTTGAAATAGCAGGAAGTCAGCTGGGTTTAAGTATCAAAGACCAGACAACAGATTACCATGAGACAGTTGATCTACAGGAAAATATTTCAGAGGAATTGACCATAGGATTTGATGCCAGATTGGTAATTGAAACACTTAAAGCATTTGATTGTGACAATGTGGGTATTTCCTTGCAGAGTCCCAAAATGCCAATGATTATTGAAGCAGAGGATAGCGATTTCAAGACAATCGTTCTTCCTGTGGCTATAAAGTAAGCACCAAGCATCTATTAACAAATATTCTGATTGGTCTCAGATAAGGAATATATCACACAAATAAAAAAGGGCGGTAGGTGCTTCCGCCCGGAAAGGAGAAACAAATGGTGTTCAAAATAATACTTATAATAATTGCGTTTGTTATGCTTTGCGGAATAGTTGCTGATGAAAGCAGATATAACAAGAGAACATATTGTATCGGATTTGTGGCTTGCATTATTGCAAGAGCAATTTTGGAAGGAGGATTATTTTAGTGGGAGATTATAAAAAAGTTTGCAGATGTAAGGTCTGCGGGAAGATATATGATAAGGGCATTCCATATATATGTTCAAAATGTGGGGCAGAGATTGGAAGACCTACACCAATAATTTTACAGATGATGGGAAGCGGAGAAGTTACACTTACAGAAAAATGCGAGAAGGTTGTTGCTAAAAAAGGTTTGTTTGGATGGAGGGTTAGAGAACCACAGAATCCCGAGGTTATACAGGAATGACACCAAAGGAGATGTGCAATAGCTGCACCCATGAAAATTACTGCATGGGTGCATATCACAAAGACCATTGGTGCGGCAATCACACCAGAAAGGATAGAAAATATGAAATGTCCAAGATGCGGAAAAGAAACAGAGTGGTTAAGAGCACTTTCAAGAGTAGACAATAAGACAATGATATGCGATGAGTGCGGAACAAAGGAAGCTTTAGATGCCGCTGGATTAACGGAAGGAAGTTCTATAAGAAAATCCATACTCGCATGCGTTGGCAGAGGTTCTACACCGCAGGAGAGAGCCGAAGCGAAGATTCGGGCTACTGGAACATAAGCAAGAGAGAGTTCCGATGGTGGATCCATGTTACTACTGTTTATGCAGGTCGTGTATCAATAATGCAGAGAGCCTTACTGTCAATCCGGAAGAAGTGCCATACGACTGGCACCCGTGTTTCTTTTGCGATATATGCAATAATTTTGATGGAGAAAGTCCCGAAAATATGGAAAGAGAGGAATGCCATGAATATGTGATAGATGATTATCATGCAAGGCAGAATAGGAAAAAATTTAGAATTGTGAGGTAAAGATTATGAGTATAGACCTTAAAACGTGTCCGTTTTGTGGCGGGAGGGCAGTAATGAAGGCTGTCAATAAGAAATACGGGTTCACTATTTGGTGTCAGTGTAGAAAATGTGGTGCGAGAACCGAGGGATATTGTCCTGATATGAACCATGAAGACAATACTATTACCAGTATTGAAGAGTGCAAAGATATGGCTGCAAAGGTATGGAATAACAGGGCGGAAAGTGCAAATGAAACTGCGGAAGGTGGGGAAGCCTCTTGATGGAAAAACATGAAAAAGAAAATGTGTGCATTGACTGCAAACATTATGAAGCCTGTGGAAAACCAGAACGATTTATGAGGTGCTTGGGATATGAGAAAGCAGTAAATGCAGAAAGGAAAGACAATGATAGATGAACTTATGGAAAAGTTGCTGGAAGAGCCAGTAGTAGATAATAACGAAATAGTGTTTACGAGCAGAGCTGTAGAACTGATACATGAAATTTCAGAGAAGTGTAAAGGTATTCAGATAGTAGAGCAAACGAGGGAACAGGCAGAGGAATATGCCAAGGATTTATCTGCAGAGGAAGTGTACTATGATATGCTCCGTAAAATTGTGGATGCTCCAACTACTTTACACATGAAATGCTCAGTAAGAATGCTTGTACCCATTATTGACCGAAAGTTGAAAGAGAGGGGACTGTGATGGGATTAGGAAACTACGAACAGAACTTAATAAAGTCAATTGCTGAGAATGATATAAGGGAAGCCAGAAAGTGGGCGGTGGCTGCATTGAATGCGGACACTACTCAAAAAAACAAAGGCTTTGTGACCAGATATAAGAACATCCTCACATCGGAGGGAGCAGGAATGATAGAACTTCCGGGAAACCTCAAAGATATTCTTGTTTGCGAAGATGTTTCCTTGTCGTTCAAAGAGAATCGCTACTATGTGACAGAACGACAGGAAATCATTGCAAAAAATATTTTCAGACTGGCTAAGGTTAGCGGGAAACTTATGGAACTGATGATACCATACAAAAATGCAACTCTACTCTATGGACCGCCTGGGACAGGCAAAACAATGTTTGGAAAGTACATAGCGTACAAAATGGGATTGCCTTTTTGCTATTTGAATTTTTCAAAGGTTGTGGATAGTTACATGGGGGCTACTTCTCGGAACATTGCACAGGCATTTACCTATGCTTCTACAAATCCTTGTGTTTTTATGTTGGACGAGGTTGATACTATAAGTTGCAATAGAGAAAGAACTTCAAGTGGAGCAGACCGGGAAATTGGTAGAGTTACGGTTACTTTAATGCAGGAATTTGACAAACTTGCAAATGATGTTGTGGTTATTGCGGCTACAAATAGATTAGATATTTTAGATAAAGCATTTGTGAGTAGATGTTCCCAAAAGTATGAAATGCCACCGTTTACAGTGGAAGAGAGCAAACAGATGGTCAATAAATTTTTAAATGATATTGAAATATCGATTCCGGATATTGAGATTGATCAGATTGTTCAAAAAAATAGTGAACAACGAACAATTATGGCAGATGTTATTCGGCTTATTGCAGACAGGCTGGAGGTGGAGGATGAAAATAGTTAGTATTTCAGACTATGCAATACATCATCGAATAGGCAGGAGCGAGCCAACAGGAACTACATACATTACACGATTTGGAAATACCAGACAGAAAAATGTGTTCAAGGAATTCTACAAGACCAACATAGGAGAATTTACTCCGGAGAAGTGGTTGGAAGTTACCTTGCAGATAATACAGACACTTATGGAAAATGAACTTCTGGAGGAAATAAAGGAACATGTCGCAGGTCATTGTGTGTGGCTTAAAAATGATAAGGAGGTTGAAGAATACTCGGCATCCTGTTTAGCTTCTGGGGCATATATGTACTGGGAAGATTTTAAGGACAAGAGACTACCGGCACATAAGGTATTTATCTTTGAGGGAGGTGATTTCCGATGGCAGTCTGTATGGAATGCGGAAGAAAATTGAGAAGCCAACAAAGCAAGGAAGTAGGATACGGACCGGTATGTTATAAGAGAGTGTTCGGTACCAGTATGCGGATCCGTGATGGAGATTCAAAAACAGGTACTGCTTCAGACGATTTTCCATATTATGAAATACCAGGGCAAATGTCGATTGAGGATTTTATAAAAGCAGATGAAAAGTAAAAGGAGAGTGCTTTCGCAACCCTCCCAACAGACAGTTAGATTATATCATAATTCGTTATGAATTTGAAATAAAAAAGAAGGAGGGCGACAGCATGGACAGCCAATCAACAGAAGAAAGAGCAGAAAAAGTTATAATAGCTCTTACACCAGAACAATTGAAGGATATTTGTGCAAATGCAGCTGAAATTGGAGCAAAGGAAGCATTAAAAACCTATGATCAGGAAAGAAAAAAAGAGCAGGGAAAACGGGCAGACAGAAGATTGCGAAATACAAAGCTGCTCCTACGTAATTATCACATGCTCAAAGAACATGCGGAAAACTCAGTTTTCGGGCGAACACAGATGGAGGAATCGGCTTTGGATATCTTGGAATCAATGATGAATCTTTATGACAATGAGGTGATCATTGAAAGCATCAAGAGAAGCGCAACCAGAACTGCTATTATCGTTTCGCATATCGAGACGATGTTCGGTTTGTATGATGCTTATTGTGAAAAATCTCCGAACCAGGATATAGACCGTAGGAGATACGAGGTGGTTTGGGATAAATACATGGCAGAGCCGGTTCTTACCGTAAAAGAGATTGCGGCAAAACACAATATGTCAAAGGAAAATGTGTATTCCGATTTGAGAGTTGCAGAGGAAAGATTGACCGCTCTTATATTCGGGGTGGACGGATTGAAAGTACGATAAAGCCACCGTCTACAAAATAATTACATTGACATCACAGCTTATAAATGGCAAAATCGTATTTGTAAAATTCTAAATCGAACGTCGGGGAAGTCTGCAGAGTTGTTGCAGGCTTCTTTTTTGATGCAAACTTTCCGAGAAAGGAGAGACGATTGAACAGGAAATGCACCTGCTCCTCCAGAATAATATTGATTGGAGGATAATAATGAATTACACAATTATGGTGCTGGCTGCTTATGCGGTAATTATGATTGCGGCAACAGTACTTATGACAAACAAAGAGAAAAGCGTCGAAAGGTTTTGTGTTGGAAATAGAAATACAGGATGGTTTATGTCTGCATTAAGCATTGCAGCTACATGGATATGGGCTCCTGCACTATTTACATCAACAGAGAATGCTTATACCAAAGGCTTTGCAGGGCTGTTTTGGTTTCTGGTACCTAATGTGCTTTGCCTCATATTCTTTATTCCGTTTGCTAGGAGAATAAGAAAAGAAATGCCGGAAGGAATCACACTGTCTGGATATATGCACCAGAAATACCAGTCTGAATCGGTAAAAAATATTTACCTGTTTCAGCTTGGAGCATTATCGGCATTATCTACAGGAGTCCAGTTATTGGCAGGAAGTAAAATATTAAGTATGCTGACAGGCATTCCATTCTGGATCATGACAGTAATCATGGCTGTGATTGCCTATTCGTATTCACAGTTCTCTGGAATAAAGGCTTCGATACTGACGGATTCTATACAGATGGTCTTTATGTTGATTGCAAGCGTTTGCTTTGCAGTTTTCGGCATTAAGAATGGTGGTGGTATTCAAAATATGTTCGCAGGAATTGGCGGATATACAGGAGAGTGCAGCTCCCTTTTCTCTGCAAAAGGTATAGAGATATTTCTTGGTTTTGGACTCCCCACAACAGTTGGGCTTATCTCGGGACCATTTGGCGACCAATGTTTTTGGCAGAGAGCATTTTGTGTAAAGAAAAATCGAATAGGAAGGGCTTTCTTTGTTGGAGCAATTCTATTTGGCATGGTGCCATTGTCAATGGGAATCCTTGGGTTTGTCGGAGCTGGAATGGGATATACGGCAATTGATACAGGTGTGATTAACTTTG